CGAAAGGTTCGACCTTATGTAGTGTGTTGCGATTGGCGTTGTAGTGCCAGCAAGGAACCTGAAGGAAGTCTTTGTCGATCGACGCGATGACAGTCTCAGGCCCTAGCTCCATAGCACGGATCGTAATGACATCATCTGCTTCCTCACCTACAGACACGTCAGCATCGTAGGCTTCAACCAGGTAATCCCGCAGACCCTGAAGGTGTGCAGGCTTAGGCTTGCCAGAGCGGTTCTGTTTGTACGTGGGTTGCACGTCAAAACGGAAGTTCCCCTTGCCTGTGATAAACATTTCAGAGACAGCAGTGGCACTATCGAAAGCAATAGCCTCAATAATGCCCTCCACTAGCTCGTCCATCTTGTCGCAGGCGTCTTCGAAAGACTTATCTTCGCAGTTAAATGCAGCACGATAGGTCAGAATGTCGCCGTCGATCAATATCTTCACAGGATTTCTTCTGGTTCCTTGCTGGCACTACAACGCTAATCGCAACACACTACATAAGGTCGAACCCTTCGAGGGCTTGCGTTTCATCTATACGCAAATCCTCACAGGCGACACTGCGGACAACGTGTTCGGTATCAAGGGTGTTGGTCCAGTGAAAGCTGGTAAGCTCATGGCAGCAGCCACCACAGAACGTGAACTCTATGAAGTCTGTCTCAACGCCTACAATGGTGATGTGGCAAAGGTCACAGAGAACGCACGTCTGTTGTGGTTACGCAGAGAGGTAGGCCAAACGTGGCAACCACCAGAAGCAAGCTAAGACAGTCAGCCCTCAAAGCTGGCTTTCGTTCCGGTCTGGAACAGGACAACGCGAAGCTGTTAGAACGGCACAACATCGGCTTCCAATATGAGAAGCTCAAGCTGCCCTATGTAACCAAGCCTCACGTTTACACGCCTGACTTCCAGATGGATAACGGGATCATCATTGAGACCAAGGGTCGCTTCCTTCCAAGCGATCGCACCAAGCACCTGCTGATTAAGAAGCAGCACCCTGACTTGGACATCCGGTTCGTCTTCAGCCACAGTGGTCAGAAGCTCTCTAAGATGTCCAAGCAGACCTATGGTGGCTGGTGTGATAAGAATGGTTTCCTCTATGCGGACAAGCTAATCCCTGTCTCATGGATGCTACCATGCCAGTGAGCTCCCCAAGGGCTTGCACGGTCTCTGGCTGTGCTGCTTTCTCATGTAGTGACGACAACTGTTTGAACAAGCGTCAAGCCACACACGTACCAAAGGAGAGGACTACAGCAGGAATGTTGCGGTCCTCTCGGATCTATCACAGCAGTAGGTGGCGAAAGCTACGCTCTGCCTTTATGTCTAAGCACCCGCTCTGCGTGAGGTGTCTATCTTATGACATCATCACAGTTGCTACAGATCTCGACCACGTAGTTGCTGTAGCTGTCGATCAGAGCTTGCAATGGAAGACTTCCAACATGCAGCCTCTGTGTAAATCGTGCCACTCGGTGAAGACCTCTGAGGAACGGCAGGGAAACGTCCTTGACTATCGTGGATGGTTGGTTTGCTGACGTGTGTAAAAATTCAGTACGCGCATGGTTAACGCTTGACACCCTTTTTCTTAAAATAAACAGGAGGCCGCAATGGCTGGAACAAAAGGTCGCTCAGGCGGCTCAAACAAGAAATCCATTGCGGATCTACGGCTCTCAGGCACTTACGTTGCGGGCCGCCATGATGGACACGAGCTAGACGACAGCACATTGGTACAACCTGAGCCATCAATCACTGGTGACTTCACTGTTGACCGTGCTGCTGTGTTCAATCGCTTCGCATCTATCCTGCATGAGCAACAGCTCACGTCTGATGTCGATAGCTTCATCATCACACAGATCACAGACACCTACTGTGCTTACGTACAGGTGTCTCAGGTCATCGTTGCTGGTGGCATAGATGCACAGGTAGGCCCTAAGCTCGCTGTGGTACTACAGGCTGATCTAGCTAAGGTACTGCGTGAGCTACTCGGTGAGTTCAGGCTAACCCCTAGCACCCGTGCAGCACACACACGCGCCTCTAAGGTGGTCGCTGATGACCCCATTGCATCATTCATGGGCAGCAAGCCCACACTCGTCAAATAGGAGACGTCATGAGACAGTATCTAAGCAACGTAGGCGTAGCCCTGAGCATCCTACTAGCAGCCCTATTGG